ACTCCATGACCCCAATCATCCGATCGAGAACACCGCAGCGCCGGCCGCCACGGTCGGCGTGATGCCGTTCGAGATCGCAAGCGGCGACATCTTGTAGAGATAGCCCGAGCCCGTGCTGCTCGTGTTCACCGGGTTCGCGTTCGAGGCCGTCGTCGAGAGCGTCAGCGTCTGGCCGCCGGGCGCCGTGCCCACGTAGTACTCCGTGCCCTCGGTGATGCCGGTCGGCAGCAGTTCGCCGCCGGGGAGTTGGTAGACCGAGACGTTGTCGTTGACGGTCGGCGTGTATCCATACGCCGTGAGCACCCCCGGCGACGCAAGCGTGCAGGTGAACGGCACCGGAAATCCGCTTGCGGCGAGCGGGCCATACGCGAGCAGCGTGCCGGCACCACTCGAGGAGAGCCCGACGCCCCACCACGCCGCCGTCGCGGCGGTCGCGCCGCAGGCCGGGAACGAGATCGCGGCGGCGTTCGCGACGTTTGAGAGCGTCGTTCCCGAGCCCGTCGTGACCGTGAACCCCGACGTCGTGCGGGCGACCGCGACGCGCGCGTAGTTCGTGTACGCAACCTCGCTCGTGGTCTGCGAACCGGCCGCGCCAGGATTCGCGGTATGCAGCGAGAAGTACAGATTCGTCGCGGGCGACGCCGCATTCTGCGCGACGGTGCTCCACGTCCCCGTGAACACCGCGCAAAAGAGCGCGTTCAGCTCGGCGGCGGACTCAGCGAAGGTCTTGATGGCCATGGATCGGGATTCCTCGTGCGGGGTGGGCTGCGAATCGCTGTGCGCACAAATACGCCAGCGCGCGTCAGCGTTGCAACCACATCGCGCCGGGCGTCAATCCCGAAGCGGAATCCCCGGAAGTAGGGCGCGGCTTGAGCATCGGCAGTTGATCAGCTGGCCGGGAAGAATCCACTCCTGCTCGTCCTCGTCCCACATGCCTTGCGCCAGCTTGAACTTCTTGCCGGACATCGCGACGTGCGTGGGCCGCGGAACCTTGCCTGCATTGGAGTGCAGCCATAGCGCTTCCGTCACCCCGAGTTCTTGTCGGCGGACGTTCTCCATGACGGCCTTCGCCTTGTTGTTTTGATCGCGGGCGATCAGCGCCGCGCGGCGTACGGAAACGCCGTAGGTGGCTCTCAGATTGCGCGATAAGTCGCCGAGCGCTCCGCCTTTCATGACTGACGTCCACACGGCCGACTGCACATCCTTCAGGTACTGCGCCGGGATCGACTTGATCAGGTTCACATTCTCGGCTTGGACGACGCGATAGGCTTCGACCGACTTCCGCGTCGGTTTGAACCTCACCGTCCATCCTGCTTTGTCGAAGGCGGCCCGCATCGCGATGTCGGTGTATCGCGTCGCGCGTCGCGCAAACGCCGCCGCAATGTCGTCCGACATGGCCTCAATTTTGGCGGTCCATCTAATTCCCCATTTGCGAAGCACGCGGCGCAAATCGACGGCGGAGTCCGCCCCGAGTTGCGGCGCGTCGGTGCGGTAGGCGGATTTGACGTGGAGCGAGATCGACTCGTGCATGGCGCGCACGAGGAGCGTGAGTTTCTTCCGATACCACGCTTCAATGCCCGAGTTCGCGAATACCGGAGGCGCCACCACGACGGCGCGCCTGCGGTCATCTTTTCCGTTTCGACTCACGAGGATTTCTCAGTGCGTAGAGAACCTGGCGAACGGCGTGCGGACTCAATCCGAGGCGCGCCGCGATCTGGTCGCTAGTGAGTCCTGTTTTTTTCAGCTTCTCGATTTTTGCATCACGTTCCACGTAGCGCGTGCGCACTTTACTCGTCCACCGTGTTGTCCGATTGAGCGGCCGACAGTTCCAACAGCGCTTGGTCTGGCGGCGTTGGGATCTTGTTCACGTCCAGATTGACGTAGCCAGAGTCGGGATCTCGTGCGAGTCGTTCGCGTTCTTCTTCCGGCGCGATGACGCCCGCGTTGATATAGGCCGTTCCCGCTTCGGCTTTCGTCTTGTACACCTCGGCGGCGGCTTTCCCCTGCAATTCCTGCATGGGTTCAAACTCGTAGATGATGTCCTCGTCAATCGCTCCGAATTCGCTGAGTTGCACGAGGCACAACACCTTGTCGAGGTGATTCTTGAACAGCGTCTCTTGGGTCGCGTGAATGTACTCGTGAAATACCTGGATCTCCCCCTCACTACTTGAATTGAGGCCGGCCGGCGTGATGCCGGTGAGCACCACGAGCGGCAGATGCGTCGGCGCGGCCATGTGCTCTTGCGCCTGCGCCTGCAATTCGGAAAGGCCGGAAAGCGGAACGGCGAGTTGCGCCAGCATTTCCGTTTCTTTGTCGGTCAGGAATATCCCTTGGTTGTCCCGCAGCTTCGTGAAGTTCCGCACTCGAGCCAGAAGCCCGGAGTTATCGGCAGCTTGGAGTGCGGCCGTCATATCGGTCTGCAGGAATATCACCGAGAAATTCGCGATCAGACGATTGACGCTATCGACCGTCTTGAGCCATCGGTCCACGTAGGGCTGAATCAACTGCGTCAACGAGATGCCGCCGAAGTTGTAGGCCGGCTTGATGATGTCCGGAACTTCTCGCGAGATGAACTGCATCAGTCGGGTGGAATTCACCGGACGCCCGAGGACCATCCACGAAGTCGGTTTGTAGAAGTGCGGAAGCGTGGGATCTTGTGAGTTCCACACAATCGGCGTGCACCACATGGGTTCGATGTTGCGGAACCCTCGGAGCGCTCCTTTTTTGACGGTCTGCGGGGTGAGAAGCAGCGGCAGCTTCCGATCCTCGTCAGTCTCTTGTCCCTTGATATCGACAAACACATGCCCGACGCCATAAAAGCCGTCGTGCATCGCGGCTTCTCGAAACACTTGCTGCACTTTCATCCGCGTGAAGGCGTCTTCGATTTGCTTGATCTTCTTCGACTTGTCGCCTTCGCCTTTCGATTTGAAGGTGATCCATTTTCGGGTGAGTTCGCGCGCCGTCGTTTCGGTCGGCTGGCGAAACTCGGAACGCTGCGCGAGTTCGGCGAGCCACGGATAGCCGGGAAAGTACAGCCCGAATGCCAACGCGCCGCCGACCGTGTTTAGGTAACTGGACATCGGATAGCCACCCGCGTCGTCCATGGCCATCTCCGGCGACTCCACGCATGGAGGAAGCACGGGGAGTTGCAGGTCTCTGCGGTAGGGATCGGCGGGACGGCCGAGAACTAGGTCTGCGGCCACCATGCGTTGAGACCGTTCAGGTTTGGCGTCGTTTACCCCGAGCCATTGACGAACGCGATCACGGAATTTCAAGTCATAGACTCCTCATCGAATACGATATCGGCGACGTTCAACGGTCCATTGCAGGGATGCAGCAGCATCATCAAAGCATCCGCTCGGTCCGGAGAGCGCGAGCCATCGGGAACTTTATCGACCACGAGTTTTCCCGTGGTCATTGTTTTCCACTGCGGTTGGGACAACTCGATACAAAGCTGATTGAGTTCTTTCATTCCGCTTGATAACGAGATCAGCAGATCTGGGTCATGCGGCTTTCCATTCACCGCATACCAGGTGTGTTGGAAACGCCGCGCGAGGCTATCCCAAGCCTGCGCCTTGAGATTATTAAAGCGATCTTTGTTTTTTACGGAGGTGCCGGCGGCTTTCGCTTCGGGTTTGAACACGGCACCCGACGCCCGAAACGGCTGCACTCTGAGCTTGCGCATTCGCGTTTTGGCGCGCCGTTCGTCGATCATTGACTGATGCGATCGGAGATGCGCGCCGCCGCCGTCCGCGTCGTAGTAGAAACCTCCTAAGTCCCAGTCGTCGCACATGCGGTAAGCGCGCTCGGTCGTGTCGCGAATGTCTTTATCGGCGCCGCTCCACGCCACGCAGTGAGTGATGACGTTGCCGTGCCGAGCGCAGAACGCATTGACGTCTCGCCCGAGGTCCGCGATGTCGAGCGCGGCGAATTGGATGCCTTCTCGCTTGATTGCTATTTTCAGATGCGCGTCAACCGCAGACTGTACCCAAGCGGGAGGAATGATGATTCCCTCCACGCTTGCGAGAAAGTTGCAGTCGAATTCCTGCGCGATGGTGACGGGATCGTAGCGGAGCTGGAGATCCTGGTACCACGCGTCATCCTTGCGCGGGTCATCGCGCCAGTGGAACAGGAACGTGGGCACGTTGCCCGAGTGATATTTCTCCGCAAACGAGTTCGCCATGCCGTTCACCGACGAGACATCCATGCGGCACGGCGTGGTGGCGGACAGCGACGCGTCTACGATTTTGGGATGCTCAAGGTGCGCGGATTCGTCCACGATGAACACCGACTTGCGCGCGCCGCGGCCGATGTTGTCCCCGATGTCGCCGATGATCGTGGACTTCGTATCGCGGAACAGCACGCGCATGTAGGGCGCGTCCGTGTTCAGGTCGCAGCCGCCGCGAAAGAACCACGGCAGGTAGCGGATGAACAATCGCGCCTTTCCGAACAGCGTAGACGGGTCGCCTCCAAGATCGACCTTGTCCTGCTGCTGCGAGCCGAT